CAGATACCCTATTCCAAGGGTGCTTATCAGTATATCCACAACCCCCAAGACTTATGTTTCACCAACCCAAAGAGGACAACATGACCGAGGAAGAGATTGCAGAAATACGAGGTATCGAACAGGAAGGTGTAAGCCTTGCCGATATTGCAATAATCAAAGGGCATGCTTATGCAAATGCACTAGCACCTAACAGTCGAGTGCTTTATGGCGATATGAAAGACGCATACAAAGAAGGCTTTTTGCAGGGGTTTGCTCACCGCATGGGTGGTGGACACGGGGGATAAAAACCCTAACATTTGTTAGAAAGGAATGGTATGGATAAGTTTTACAAAGGGCAACGCATTAGCGACTTGCTCAAGCAGATAGAGGAGTTGAACAAAGCATTGGAAGATAACCACGAGGAGTATGAGAACGAAACTCAAGCATTAAGAGCATTAGAAGCAAGGACTACGCTAGCAATAGCAAAGGCTAAATTAACCTCATTACAAGGAGATTGATATGGAAAAAGAAGAGAGTGTAGAAGAGCAAGAAAAAACCAAGCGACTGGAGGAATACGCTAGGGGTTTGTATGTTGACGGATTAGGTAACGACCCTGATGATATTGGGCTTGAGTATTTTGTAGATGGGTTTGTCTTAGGAGTAATAACACAAGAGGAGCATTCAAAATATGGAGAAGAGTGATATGAACCGAGTTGTATGTTGGACTATCGAATTGGAGTGGGCAGATGGCACAAAAGAAACACTTGCCGACTTGCCTGACCATGTGGCTACTGAAGTAGATGAATTTTTAACGACTTACGAAAAGGTGATGAACAATGAAAACAGTTGAAGATGTAACGCTAGATGCACAAGATGCGTTCTATGAGTTTGACGAAGAGCAAGACAATATCTTTGACGATGATGACCGCATGCTTTTTTGCGAGGGCTACAACCAAGGTGTTGATGCAATGCGTAAGCAAGCGTTAGCCCTACTAGAGAAGGAGAAGTGATATGGGATACCGAAGTCAGGTGGCTGGAATCATTAGCGTGGATAAGTTTCGTGTAGAACAAGAAGGGGGTAATCGCTTATACGACTACGACAGGGCTAAGTTCACAGAGATGATTGGGTTCATCAAACTAACCAAGTTCTATGAGTTGTGGACTGAATCAGACAACGATTCATTCGGGTGGAAAGATGGTGCGTTCATCATGCATGGCAACGATTGGAAGTGGTATCCCGACTACCCTGATGTTATGGCATGGGATGAGATGTGGGTGAACATGCAAACCATCGAGGGTATAAGCGGGTACTTTTGCCGAGTGGGTGAGGAGAGTGATGACATTGTGCATATGGAGTTTGGGGATGACCCATGCTATGACTACTTCCATGCCTTTACTGCCCTTAGTTTTGAGGGTAATGATTACTTAGGTGTAAGGAATACAAATGAAGAAGGACAAACCGAGCAAGCACAAGCCGATACTCAAACGCAATCCGATTGTGCGAGAGTTGATAGCCAAGCCCAAGCGTAATGTAGGTAGGCACAAGAACAAGAACCGCAACAAGTTGCCGTTAGAAACCCTAACAAATGTTAGGAATAACACAGTAGATATAGAGGAGAAGTAATTATGTATGGACATCATAGAAATTCGGGTATCAGTTGGATGCGTGAGTATGATCACGCACTTCATAAGTATGAAAACACAAAGCCAATTCGGGGGCGGGTCAAAGAGCCAATGCGACCACTCGGTCAGCGTAAGTCAGTTGATGCCTACTCAATAGTCAAGCGTGAAGATGGGGCAATTCAATGTGTGCTTTATCAAACCCCTGTTGTTACTTGGTATCCCGATGGTTTGATTGAGGTTAGAAAAGATGGGTATGCCACCACTTCAACTGCTTGCTTTATCGAAGAGGTTACGGGGTTCAGCTCCCGCATCTTTAATCACTCTATATGTATCACAGTAGGTGGGTTGGAGACTCGCATTGGAGACCAACCCATACAGATTCGAGAAGGTAAGATACTTAACCCTCTCCAAGACCCTACTCATACTCTACTACGAGGTGCTACTGCTAAGGTTACGAAGAGATACGCAGAGTTTATAAAGTATGGCTCGGCACTATGCCGTCTGAAACCCGAGGGCTTTAGCATTCAAGAAGCGAATGAGTTGTTTACTAAAGATGACAAGGGGAGTATGCCCGACTTGCTTACTGCTTTACACCGACCTGACTACAACCAATTTAGTAGTGAGTTGGGTAAGTTCGTTACTTACATAAGCGATACCAGCGAGGCAAAGTATATTACCTATAACAAGGCAATGTTATGTATGGCTTGGTCATATGGTGCAAGCAGTTGGGATACTAACTATGGGATTAAAGGTTCTAAGCTAGATGAGCATACCTTTAAGAATGCTATGAAGTATTTAATAGTGGGCATTCACCGAAACGAGGTATTCAAAGAAGTGCTAAGAGATGTGGGGGATGTTAAGCGTGACCCATACCTAAAATACTTCCGACAAGGTTGGAAAAAGTACCACCTAAAAACTTGATTTATATAGTTAAATGTGTTACAATATATGTATAGTGGTAAATGTGTGGCAAGCGGTAAAAATCCTAACATTTGTTAGGGGTATTTGTAGCAGAGTAGTAGTAGGTATTTTAGTGCGGCGTACTTAATGCCGATTTAACGTAAACATAAAAGGAAAAGCAATGGCTGAGATTAACTTTGGTAAGACTGTATCAATCAAGCAAGCATGCGAGATTATCCTCTCGACCCCGATGAACCGCTACTTCTTAAGAGGTGAGCCAGGGATAGGTAAGTCATCTATCCTTAAGACACTAGCAGTAAGCCTACCGAACCATGAAGTATCTTATATTGATGTGCCAAACATGGACTTGGGCGACATTGCAATGCCCGTCATTGATCGGGAGACAAAGACTACTGCCTACTACCCTAACAGTAGATTTAAGATTCATCTGGGGAATCCCGTCATAACTATGCTCGACGAGTATACGAAGGGTGCAGACCCGATTAAGAACATGTTGCACCCAATGCTTGAGGTAAGTAACCCTCGGCTCGGTGATATTAGTTTGCACCATGAATCAATTACTTTTCTAACAGGCAATCTATCTAGTGACGGAGTGGGTGATAACCTGAAAGCCCATAGTATGAATCGTATTATTCCGCTACATGTAAGAAAGCCTGATGCAGATGAGTGGCTAGCGTGGGCTATTGATAACGATATAGCACCTGAGATATGTGCATGGGTTAAACAATTCCCGCATGCAATGGCTAGTTATCTTGATGAGGCACAAGGTGACAACCCATATATCTTCAACCCTAAGAAAGTGCAGATGGCATTCGTATCGCCTCGTTCATTGGAGAGGGTGAGCAATATCGTGAAGGTTCGGCATAAGTTGGATACCGATAGCTTGATATGTGCAATGAGTGGTGCGGTGGGTGAGTCCGCTAGTAGGGATATGCAAGCATACATAGAGTTCTCAGATCAGCTTCCTACGTGGGAGTCGGTGATTGACAACCCTAAGACTGCCAAAGTTCCCGAGGGTGCGGGTGCTTGTGCAATTATTGTATTCGGTGCTATCTCTAAGGTGGATAAGACAACCATGTCTAAGTTCATGGATTACTTAGAGAGATTTGAACCCGAGTGGCAAGCATGCTTTGCTATCAATATTGCCAAGTCAACAAGCAAACAGGCTATCGCATTTAGTTCAGCTAAGTTTGCTGATTGGGTACAGAAGAATGAGGATTTGCTGTAATGGCTCAGGGTATTAAGGGTAGTGGAGCATCTCGAGAGGCTGTCCGTCAAACACAAAAGAATGCCTTGCGTAAGGCAAGGCGGTTGCTAGTTAAGCGTGGTTATAAGGCGGAAGATTTTTTTAATATTTTTAACAAGACGGAGAAACCTAACAAATGTTAGATACCAATATCGAAGTAGTAGTAAAGGACAAAGAGGAACGCAGACTTAGCAAGACTAAGATTTCTATTATGCGTAACCCCAAGTTCGCTTTGTGGTCAGGTCTTATGACTGTGGGTAAGACAAGAGTTGATGAAGATGTGCCGACTGCATGTACCAATGGTAGAGATGAACGCTATGGTCGTGACTTTATCAAGCGTCTTGATGATAAGGAGTTGGCATTCGTGGTATTGCACGAGGTGTTACACAAAGCGTATCGCCACTTGTTTACATGGAGAAAGCTATGGGAACAAGATGCTCAGGTTTGCAACATGGCATGCGACTATGTAATCAACCTTCAATTGGTAGACATGGACAAGGAACAAACTCTATTGGCTATGCCTATGCATGAGGGTAAGGCAATAGGTCTAGTCGATGAACGCTTTCGTGGCATGAATGCTAAACAGGTATTCGATATTCTGAAAGAGGAAGAACCCGAAGGTGGATATGGTGGTGGGGGTGGCGGACTTGATGACCATGATTGGGAAGGTGCGAAAGAACTTAGCGAGGAAGATAAGAAAGCCTTAGCCAAGGAAGTTGACCAAGCTATTCGTCAAGGACTCATTGCCCATAGCAAGCTAGCGGGTAAGGGCGGTGGTGGTATGAGTCGTGAACTCGAGGAACTAACCGAACCTAAGATTGATTGGCGAGAAGTCTTACGTGAGTTTGTTAAGTCTACCTGTAGTGCGAAAGATGCAAGTTCATGGAGACGGGTCAATCGTAGATACCTCTCGGGTGATGTGTATATGCCTACTCTAGTAGGTGAACGAGTGGGTCATCTTGTGATTGGCATTGATACGAGTGGCTCAGTAGGTGGTAAGGAATTGCAAGAGTTCTTAAGCGAGGTGCAAGGTATCGCTAAGGAAGTTCATCCCGAGAAAGTTGATTTGATTTATTGGGATGGTGCGGTGGCTAGCCATGAGGAGTATGCCTCTAACGAGGTAGACAGTATTGCGAACTCGACTAAGCCTATGGGTGGTGGGGGTACTGACCCTACTTGTGTAATGCGTTACTTGAAAGAGAAGTGTATCAATCCCGAGGCAATCATCATGCTGACTGACGGGTACATTGGAGATTGGGGAGATGAGTGGAATGCACCGATTCTATGGACTATATGTGGGGGTAATAACGCTTATGCCCCTGTGGGTAAAACGATACATGTTAAGGACTAATCTTATGGCTAAGTGCGTAGTAGCGATTGGGTACAAGAGCTTTGTTATTGATGCGGACAAGGGAGTTCAGCTATTGGACTTGCTTGCTGATGCTGAGATATACGAAGAGAAGTGGCATAGCGAAAATAAAAACAGTACATACCATGTGTTTGCTAACGAAGGATATGCAGGCGGTAATGGTGTGAGCATGGAGTTGAAGGTGTTGTCGAATAGCTTTTATCAAATGGCAAGATTAGCGGGTAAACCATCTAACAAATGTTAGGAAATTAAAGGAGAAGTGATATGAGTATTTCATCTAGTGCGGTATTAGTAGAACTAAACATCAGCATATGGACTGCTAACAAGTTGGATAAGGGTGCAACCGATAGTGTGCTTGCCTCGAACTCGGCAAGTAGTGGGTCGGCTCAGGTGCGTAAGAACTTAATGGCAGGAACAGACAAGCGTAAGAAGATAGCTGACTACGCTGCTAGGGCTAGGCTCTACCATAATCAGACTACGTTGTCGTGGTCAGATAAAGGTGCTAGGTTACTACCCACAAGTTTGTTCATGGATTACAAGTCAAACATGAATGTGATTCAACGCAATATGACTACCATGATTAACGACTTCTATGCTAGCTATGCAGACCTGATTGACTTATCGAAACATCATATGGGTGCGTTGTTTAACTCTAGTGACTATCCAAGTATTGATGAGTTGCGTAGCAAGTTTGGATTCCGTCTAGTGTTTAGTCCGTTGCCTGAGAGTGGAGACTTCCGTTTAGATATTCCGAATGCTGACTTGAAAGAGTTGGCTGACGAATACGAGGTGGCATTCAACGACAGGCTCGGCGATGCTATGAAAGAACCATGGGAGAAGTTGCATAAGAGTCTTACCCATATCTCAGAAAAGCTAACGGACATAGAGGGTGATGACGATACTAAGAAGCGGTATCACGATACCCTGATTACGAATGCTCAAGAGTTGTGCGGTTTACTTACGCATTTGAATATCACTAAAGACCCCAAGCTAGAGCAAGCAAGACGAGAGTTGGAACAGACCATGCTTGGTGTGGACATTGAGGATATTAAAGAACATGCAGAGGTTCGCAGTAGCGTGAAGTCTAAGGTCGATGCAATCTTGCAAAAGTTTGATTGGTAAGGGGGATATATGTGGGCTATTGTGGTTACGTTTCTTGCTCTTAGCGGAGTATTGTTTTGGGTATTCCTAGGATTTGTTTTGTTTACTATTTATATAAAGGATTAGTAATGACTTACGAGAACATTAAGTTTAAAGAGCATGACGATGGTGCGGGCGGTAAGGCGACTGTGGCTATTGAACCATTCCTAGTGGAGTTAATTGAGAAGCTAGCCCTCAAGTATCCGCAATGGGTATTTGAAGAAGCTGACTCTAACTTTACTTGGGCACAAGTTAATGGCAAGTCAGTAAGGTCAGGCTATGTAGCTACTCACTTTAAGGTGATGGATAAGCGTGAGGAGTTAGGTTTGGTGTATGCAGATAACTACGCTAAGGGTAAGCGTTATGCGGTGGATAACTTTCGAGTACAACAGATGCGGGAACGTGGCTCGGGTATGAAAACTATTCACCTTAACAAGGCAATGAAACATATAGATAAGTTCTTTGGTAAAAAAGATATTACTGAGAAGGTAGTAGAGGCATGCAAAGTTGCGTATCAAATTTCGTATCAAGTTAATAACCAATTAGCTAGTACGATGCACAGTGCTTGGCGAGACTTACAACCCAAAGCAATAGACTTTCTATTAGATAAGTATTGGGAAGAATTTTGTGTGTTTGCAAAAACAGAAGGTGATGACTTCCCCCGCAAGACTGCAGAGGCTAAAGCAAGTACTGCAATAGACCAAGCGTTGCGTAAAGGCGATGCTTACCTTGTTCATATTGACGGATTGGATTATGCTATACAAAAGGGCGAGAAGAACCCTATTACTATAAAAGCAAGTGAGGAACTTCCCGACTTTATTCGTAGGAGTGTAGGAATGTTGAAGCTACTAGAAGACCATCAAATTCTTATTGATGTTGGTTTGCGTGTTAGCCCCACAACATTTGTAGTATTAGAGCCTAACATTTGTTAGGTATTTAAGGGAGGATTTATGGAAGACAACAATGAATGAGGTAATAAAAAAAGTCAGAGGTAAAGCCGTTAAGCCTACGATGATGTATGTATCACTACGGATAGAAAAAGAAGTGTATGAGTATTTAAATACTTACCCAAACAGAAGTGCAAAGATTCGGGAAGTGTTAGTTAATTTTATAAACAAAGAAAGAGGAATCAAAGATGAGAACAATAAGCAAGAAGTCACAAAAGTTAAATAACTACCTACTAGAGAACCCTACCGCTAAGGCTAGTGCAGTTGCCAAGTTGTTTAAGGTATCTATGCAAACTGTATATCAACGTAGAACTAAGCTAAAGTCGGCAGCGTCTAAATCAAAACAGGACAAATGGGCAAAAAGCAATAGACCCTCAACACTTGTACCTAGTGCAGTAATGTCAATGGCGGTATATGCTGACGATATGGTGAATCATCCACCTCACTACAAGACAGGCGGGATTGAGACGATTGACTTTATCGAGGCAAAGAACCTAGGGTATAACCTAGGTAATGTCGTTAAGTATATTAGTCGTGCAGATTACAAAGGTGATAGGCTTGAGAACCTTAAGAAGGCACAATGGTATATGAATAGAGAAGTAGAACTAGCGAGTAAGAAATAAAGGGAGGGAATTGTTACATAACGTTTATTAGTAGCCTTGTAGATGCAAGCGTAATTCGTTATTCAGTTAGTCCTCCCGTAGAAGTATTCGCTAACTGAATCCTTTTAAGCCCGACGAGGGGCGGGCAATCTACATACCCCCTCACTTCCTAACATTTGTTAGGATTAAAAAGATTTAATTCTCCCCCTTGACAAAGTCCAACACCATGTTACTATGGTCGTATGGCACAAACTCCCGAATCTAAAGTAAAAGCAAAAGTCGTTAAGCTAATTAAGGCTTACGGCATTTATTATTTTTTCCCCGCAACGTATGGCTTTGGTCGCTCAGGTGTACCTGATGTTGTGTGTTGTGCTAAGGGTAAGTTTATCGCCATAGAATGTAAAGCAGGCAACAATAAGCCTACTGCACTACAAGAAAAAGAAATGGCAGACATCCGTAAAGCGGGTGGACATGCCTATGTAGT